TTTTAACAAAAATACTTAAAGCATAATCTGTTGCTGATGAAGCTGTGATGGTTTTGCTTAATCTGTGATAGCCAAAATTACTATTAGCTTCTTGAAGTTTTGTAGCATTTAACGAACCATCAAGCGATATTGCAGAATCGGCAGTATCAGTAGTTTCACTTCCTGTGTTTGCCCATTGAGTAAAATCTTCTGAATAAGTGAGTAAATTAGTCCTACTAGGCTCTAACAACAAATAACCATCGTTACCATCAAACTCTACTCTTGGTCTGTTGGGTTCTACGTTTTCAATAAGACCTGCTTTATTTACCCTTGTTGCTGTGCTTGCCCTATCGGCATCAAACTGAATAGGTTTAAAGTTGCCATTTTCATCATTGTAAGCTAACAACTTATCTACCTTTGTAGCCCAATTATTATCTGTTCCTAATTTAAGTTTTGTTGCCATATTATTCTATTGTATATAATAATGCTTTCGCCATTTGCCCAAAGCTGTCATAGCTTGTTATTGTTTCTAGTTCGCTGTTTGATAGTGCTTCGTTAAATAAGATAAATTGGTCGCAACTATTTCTTTTTCCTGTATCTGTATTATCTCTTAATTGACCGATAAGTACGCTGTCAGGTGTATCTGCACCTATGTATGGTACAGAAGTTAAACTTGTACTATCAAGCACCTCTGTTCCGTTTATATATATTTTAGTAGCAGTTGCAGATATAAAGCATATAGCTATCTTGTATGTAGTGTCTTTATCACTTGTAAACGATACAAAAACACTATTGTCGCTATCATTTCTTCTTCTTAATGTTAATTGACTTGTACTATAAAAGTTTAATCCAAAATAACAGTTAAATGTGCCTGTTGCAGCAAGAGAAAATGGTACTTGTGATGTAAACCCACTACTGTCATAATCATCAATCCTTCCTTGCCAAAATGCAGTAAAAGGGTAATCAGTAGGCATATCAGCAAAGTTTATTTTTTTACAAGTGTCTGCTGTCCTTGTAACTGATGAACCACTTGTTGGTATGTAGGATGTTGCATAGCTTCCTGCTTCGACTTGCGCACCCCAATAATACGCACTTCCCGAACTTCCATATCCCTGTGATGGATATGCATATACTATTGCACTCGTTCCGTTAGCAGTAAATTTACAACTTACCCTATACCAATCATTAGGATAATTTTCAACCTTTAAATTGGTTAAATTTGCATCTGATGCACTTAATGTTTCTGTGCTAAATTCAAAGTCTAAATTACTTGCATTTGCACCCCTGTAAAGTTCAAATCTTATATTATCAGTAGTGGTGTGTTTTTTTACAAAGCAACTAAACGAATAAACAGTTCCATTTGAAACCCCATAAACAAAGCTTCTTCTCCAATTATTCGCACTTGAAGTTAAAAGGTCTGCGGTTTGTGCGCCTGTTGGTGCTATTGTATCATTAGCTGTTACCGTAACTCCTGTGTCTCCCCATAAATTAAATTCTTCTGACCTTGTTATTACATTAGTCCTTGAAGGCTCTAAAAGTAAGAAAGGGTCAGGCTGTACTACTCCGTCTATAAAGTTTCTGCTTAACCTTGCTTGGTTTGCTGCTGTACTTTCTATAAGCCCATCAGAGTTTACTCTTGTAGCATCTGCATCTGCTGATACTGTAAAATCGCCATCTCCATTAGCAGGTAGGACTGAATAGAGTTTAGCACCACTTGCTTTGTAACCGCTTGGTATCTGTACTAAAGTTGCTTTATCGTATATGCTCATTGTTTTACTGTGTTATGAAGGGTGTCTACTAAACTCTCTTGTGCTTCAATAGTACCGCTATCGTCTAATACTCTTTTTCTATAATCATTTGCTTCACCTACAATATTTATAAAAGGATATTCTCCAACCCAACTACTTTTGTAGACTTTGCCGAAACCTATCGCATTTATTATCTTTCCCCAACCTGTTGCCATTTCTTTCTTTGTTTAAATAATACTTTAACTTTATTTCGTTATCCTTCTTTGGTTTGTACTTACTTACAGCATCCATCCGTTAAATAAAGCGTTTTTATCAGGATATATCTCCTCGTTAGAATTACTATAATATTCTGGGAATTTACTTGGCGCATTGAAACTTAAATAGTCAATTAACCTTTGAGTATAATACTCTGCATAATCCCTCTCCTTTGCTATAAGCGAATCAATCTCTTGCTTGTCTACAATAGTACTGTTTTCAGAACTGTGCTTAAATACACCTCCATTAGCAATAGTATAAGACGCAAACGGAAGGTACTCAACCATAGCATAATGAATAAGCATGGGTTGTATATAGTCGTTTACTAGCGCCAAATAATCTCCTTCAAGAGAACTGGCAATAATATCTGCACTAATCTTATCATACAGGTCGCTTCCTAAATAGTTTTGAATGTGTATCTCTTGTGCAATCTTAATGAACTGAATAAATTTATCAGTATCAATCGAACCGCTTAATGCAGTATTCTTGATAAGGTCGCTTCTCTTTATAAATATTGCTGTTGCCATTATTCTACATCTTCAATTTGTTCTTCTACCTTTTCTTTGACTTCTTCCTCTATATCCTTTTTAACGCCTGTTTCCTTCTCTATCTCGGCTTCGCTGATAGCATTAGTCAAGTCAGTAAATTCAAGCGGTTGTAGGGTCTTAAAATAGATGTCTAATTCAATTCCGTTGTACTCAAGTATCTTCTCAAGTTCATCAAGAATAGTAACTTGCATTGGTCTGATTACGGTGTTATCCATAAGTACAGATGCAGTCTGTAATTCCTCCGCATTATTACCTAAACCAGATGTGTCCTTAATGCCGACAAGCATAGGTGATACGATACGGTGTGATACCATTACTTTACGCATGCTTTCGTCAGATAAGAACTGATACTGCTGGTGTGCATCTGATAACTGTACTGGCTCAATAGTAGCTGCTAACTCCTTGCTATCGTTAAACGCCAAAATAAATCTACCTGCGTTAGAGCTACCACTAAATTTATTGATAATGCTATTCTCTATGGCATCTCTCTGTTCTGCATCTGGCGTACCATTGTTAAAGTTGATAAGCATAGATGGACTTAATCCATTCTGAATATTATTGATGTGATAGTTTGCAATCTCTTCTTCTAACTCTGCATACTGTAATCCTCCCTGATAGTCTACTGGCGAATAGTATTTATACCCAGCACGATATGGCTTTATGTAAAGTATCTCAATAGCAGCATTAGAGAATCCAAATGCAGGTATTCTAGTTAGCTTATCTCCTGTACTTGCTGTACTCCAATCAGAATGGTAGTAATATGCCTCTATTTCGCCTTTAGAGTTACATTTCTCGGCTCTTAACGTCTCTACTGGTATATGCTCTACCTGTGCGATTTTAGAGCGGTCTTTAGTGTATATAACTTGCAACGCAGCTTGACCCATCATTTTATAATCGTGGGTAATTCGCTTAATTACATCTTTTTTAAGGAGTTCTTTCATCTCCTTATATCCAGACTCATTCTCTTTACTGTCTGTTGCATCAAGACCTCTTCCATATATCATTTCAGAAATGCCATTGATTGCAGCATTGTTTGTTGGACTTCCGTTGTACCTGTCTATCAGGTAGGTGAAATAGTCATTGTCCTCACCATAAGCAACGAAATCATCGTTATAGTATTCTTTAATCTCTGGTCTTGAATAAGAACCGAGTTGAACAATATGTATTTTACCTTCTTCTTTATTATTCATAATAGGTCTTTTCTTTGCGTAATGTCTTGCTTTTTTTGCCATTTCTTATGCTCCTAATGCTAATGCTGCTATTGTATTTGCTTGTCCGTCAGTTTCGCTTGTAACTCCCGTTGTTGTTTGTCCTAAATCACTCCATTGTGTGTAAGCATCTTCAGATTTAGGTTCTGTTGGGGAAATTATCAATGCACCCTCTACTCCATTAAGAGTATATGCGCCAGCAACAATACCTCCATAACCCTTTGTAGTTAAACCATCTCCAACACTTCCACTTACTCCAGCTTCAAATCTTACAGGTCTAACCCTTGTCTTTTTAGTGTTGTAATACGCACCACCACAATTTACTTCAGATAAGTAGCAATTCTCTGGAATGTCCTTTGTTAAATTTGATATTGGTGAATTATAAAACCATCTTTGATAAACATAAGCTCTGCTTGGTGATTCAACTCTTTCTGTTGATGTCCAATAATATAAATTTGTTTGACTAGGACCAGATGGTGTTCCTACCACTTCTGGAACATAATATGGGTCATATCCGTATTGTGTAGCAACTTGATTGATACGCCCTATATGTCTATATAACTCTTCAGCTTCTTCTTTTGATGGTAAATAC